TTATCCCGCATAAACAGGAGCTCCAATTCAGCGCCTGGCTTCGGCTTTTCTTCATCCTTCACTGCCTCATCAGGAATTCCTACAATCTCCTGGAGTGTCATAGGAATTTTGAATGTAGGATGTTCATTGATAGTCTCCTCAAGAACACCATCATTCAGTACAATATTGTACATACCTGATGGCCAACACTCGAAACTAGGAAGGTCCTCGATTTCATCGAGTGTCATGTCATCAGTAAGCATGAAATCTTTTACATCAGCCATAGTTACAGCACCTTGTTTAGTTGCAGGTTAATGAGCCGCTTGAGGTTTTCAAGCGTATTCCTTTGAACACTACCTAAGTCTCTATCAGACAAGGCGTGATCAATCGCTCCCAGGAATATCAACCAATCATCCTTATCTCCTGTAAGGGTGATCTTAATTTCTGTTTCATTCATAGTCTGTGTCCTACTCTGGCTATGAAACTCTCAAGTAGTTCCTCAGGTGTACCGTCATTGATGAGTAGATAATCAATCTTGCTAGGATCAATACTCAATTCACTACTGTGTCCCAGGAGTGTAGGCAATCCCGGCCGGTTAATGTATATAATTATGCCTCCTTTATCATGAACCCAGTCTTGTTCATGAGGGAAGCGAATGTCAGAAACTACAGTATTCTGTAGCTCATAAAGAGTTAAGTTTCTTTCCAGCCACTTACACCACAAGAGTTTATCACCTGTAGCATCTCTCCATTCTGTGCCCAGTGTTTGTTTAAGCTTCCTAGGACTGCAGCCTAGTTCAGGAATTACTTTCTCTTTCCATTCTCTGTCATTCCAGTCTATTAGATCAGTATTGAATTCCTTATAAGCAGGAAGTGATCGTAACAGAGGGTTTAACATGTACTCCATAGGCCAGGTTAGATGCTTTACTTCAAAATTAGTGTATTTACTAGTTATCAGATTAGCAAGTGTATCCTTACCTGATCCAGCTTTACCGGCTAGTCCTATTAGCATTTCTACTACTCCCCTGTATGTATCTGAATATTGAACTGTTCAGCCTCAGGTATAGGATCATTACAGACATGCTCATAAGCCATATAAGCTGCTTCTTCCAGTGTGTCAGCTAGCTCTGTATCCACTATTACTGAATTACGGTCTAGCCAGATAATCTGATACATCTCACTTAACTCCTTTCTTTCCCATCAAAGCCTTCATAGCTTCAATGGAGTTTGGAACACTCACATTACTACTAACAGCTGCTTTATTCTCCACTTGTGCTTTCACGACATTCAGTTTTATATCCTTTCCTTCAGCTGCTGGTACAAAAAATGGAGCAAGGGAAGGCTTAGCCATAGTTTCCAAAACTATCTTGGACCTACTACCAGTCATAACTCCTTGCTTATATGTACTGGAACTACCAAACCTGTGAGCCCCATTACTGATAGAACAATGGACCACATCTGTAAAGAAGCTAGGCACTGTAGCACTGAACCTGTCAGTACCGCAGTTCGGCCCTACCTTTTTACTTTTATCATCAAATATCACCATAGTTTCCTGGGCAATACAGATGACATTGAATGGTGCCACTTGTACTTTAGTAAGGAAATCTGTTAACAACCAGCCTTGTTGTCTCCAGATAGTATAGCCGCCACCATCATCCTTAACACTTCCGCTATCAGCAAATGCTTCACCGTCCCAACAAGTATTGAGAGCACTATTAGCCAAACTGGTAAGATGATCAAATACAGCTATATGATCCAAGCTATTATTACCTAGATGCACTTCACTGAAATCCATACCAGCAGCTCTGCAAGGACCACAATCTATCTGCCCATGTATATCACACAGGTTGAACTTATGGCCTTTCATGACTTTCCTACAGGTACTTATAGCCACAGGAAAATCAGCAGTGTCTCTTAGAGGAAATACTTTAAGTCTGCTGAGATCATCATCAGTAAGTCCATCAAGAGGAATGCCTCCATCAATGGAAAAATAATCCAAGCTATAGCCTTTCTTCAGAAGCTCAATTACAAGGGTAGACTTACCTGTTTTACTGTCCCCGTACACAAGAGGGTGTGCAGCTTCTGACTTCTTAAACTTACTGCCATCCATAGTTACTACTCCTTTAGCAGCATAGTTAATAGGTCATCAAGCATGAAATGGAATTCATAATTATCCATATCTGCATCTATATCTTTTTCCTTAACTCTGGACATACCTAGACCGAAGATCATCTCATCCGGCATATCACAAGTTCCAAAGTATCTACAAGGCCTGTTATACTGCATACAAGCATCACCATTCATAGGCCAGTATTCATTATGCCCATTGAACTCTATCTGTTGCTTATGTACTAGCAATGTCTTCACCCATCTTACCAGACCTTTAGGTGTCTTGGTAAATGTATACCTATGCCATTCTTGTTCCCTTGTCTGGTAAATAACATACTCTACTTTATAACTATCCTCTATAGGAATATTAGCTATTGTACTTATAGCATCAATAACAAGTTTATATCCTGATGCCTGCCCTTGGTTTTTATACATAGCCTCATGTAATGAATACATACCTGTGGTTTTAATTTCCATAACCACTAGATGACCTGTCCTCTTATTAAAAAGGACAGCATCTATCTTACCTCTGTAGTAATAACCATCCCCGCAGTTAATACAGAAACCTACCTCCAGCGCAGGCTTTCCATTAAAGGATACTAGATCATATCCTCTAAGTTCTTCCTGATGGAACCTAATGAACTTATCCACTGCCATAAGACAGTGCCAGAATGTTTTCTTCTTCTTCAGACCGTCCTCATCATCAAGATGTCTTCCCCAGGCAAAGAACATCTGTAGATAGGAATTCTTTATACTGAACTCCTTCAGATACTCCTGTACTCCTATGCCTACAACTGAACCGAAATCAAGATCAACATCACCATCCTCATACTCTACACTTCCGAACTCCGGCCGTAGTTTATATATCTGATATTTCCTATCACAAGTAGTGAGACTTGCATCACTGCTATGTGACATTAGTTTGAGGTTCGGATGTATCACAGCAAGTCATCCTCTGTAGTCTTACTGAGAGATTTCTTGGAAATCTTCTTAGCCACTTCTGCCGTAACTATTACATCCTTACGCAGACACATAGCTCTAAAGACCACACCTATCTGCTCAGCTGTTAAGAGATGTGTGATTTCAGCATCCTGCTTAAGTTGTTTGTGGATAACACTAAGTATGTTTTCATAACCGGGAACTCTGTCAGCGATTGCTGTTTCCAGCTTTCGTATTCTATCAATGACCTGTTGATATTCACTAGTAACACCCAGTTCTCCAGGCTCAATCTTCCTGTCAATTGAAACAGCTGCCTTAGTCTCATTTGTATTTTCTTTTGTAGCCTGGCTATTATTATTCTCTCCACTAGACTTTGCATTCTTCATCTCCTGTAGTTTTCTTTGTAGTTCCTGTAGAGCTGTTCCCATTACAAGTCACTCCGGCGGTCCAATTTTAGTGTTACAGTTACTATACTATGAGGAGTTAATTCCTCATCTAATATCGGCTTATAGCTGTGTTTCAATATCCAAGGATCATGTATATTTTCCATCTTAAACTCCCAGTCCCTATCCTTTTCTTTTCTTATGGCCTTAACTGCTCTGTTCACCATACAGAAAGGTACGTTAATACGTAGAAGCTTACACTTCTTTATGGTATCAAGATTACTATTTTTAAGTCTTTCCCAATAACCCTGATAGGCCCTCATGTTAACCCTTCTGAAGTATATCAGGTATTGCTTTTTCTATTACTTCAAATATGTATTTACTGTTCCTATCCAGCTTAGGAACTAACTTTATTATAAAGGCATTAGAATGATTAGGCTTCCTGATATCTCTGCGTATTACCAGTGATTGCTCACATGTAATTATGTCCATGCTTAACATTGTTGGCTCAGTTTCAGCCTTATATTTATACAGTTTCGCGCGGAAAGTGTGATACTCCCCTAGGTTCTCAAACTGAATGGCAACATCATTGCCTTCAATTAGGGCATCATAAAAATCCCCAACTGTTCCAGTTTCAGCCATGATAATATCTCCTTATGCCTAACCTATCCCAGGCTAAATCTTTAGTCATAAAGCCCTTTTCATAGGTCTTACCTGTATCAGAATAGAAGATGAACCAGGTACCATCAGGTGCAAAGGATACACGGAACATTATAGCAGGTCCTCAACAGTTGTTTTTGATAGGGCTTTAGGCTTATTGGAACTGTAGACTTCTTTCATAGCCTCATGTAAAGGCTTATCCGGATCAAGTCCAGGTTGGTATTGATGCCAGTTAGCTTCCGGTCCACAGGTATTAGTAAAACTTCTAAGCTCTTCATTGGTATTACGAAGCTTAAGAATACCAGTAACTAAACTCCTAGAAAGTACATTCCTAGGCTCCTCACATCTCGATATTACTTCCCCTGATAGTCCCATCTTGGATTTATAATACTTACAGTCAATACAGAGTTTAATTTTACTCATACCCAATACACCTTTCCTGTAAGAATGATGTCCATCAGGATGTTATTAGCTGTCAGCCTTTCACTGCGTATTCTTGATAGCTGAGCCTTATTACAATTAAGCATCTTACATAGGAAATCACTATGTTTATTAATCAGCAGTTTCTGCCTCAGTTTTCTATTCCTGGTACGGCTCTTCTGTTTATTAGACATCGACATTTTTAGCTCCCTTCCTCAACAAATAATCACAAGACTGGGGCAATAATATTTCTACTACTGCCCCAGCTATCTGACTATCCGTTAGACGAGTTCAG